TAAGATTTAAGAAGTTCATAAACATCTTCTTCGCCAGTCTTTGCTTCACGAACAGACTTCATATCCAAACGATAGTTAGGATCTTTAGATTGTTGGTCTTCACTCAAAGCTGCTAAGTCTAAAGCCCAAGCAGTCTTTGTAAAGTTGTCAATATATTGATGCTTACCGCTATTTTGACCTACAACAGACTCGCTGTTTACCCAAAGACTAAACTTACCGAATAGTTCGGTGTCACAGCTTGGATGATTTTTATACCAGAAGTCAAGACGAATCTTTCCTTCGGTCTTATCATAAGCTGGATCTTTGATCTTGTCTAGATCTGTATTAAAGAGTTTAGCCAAACCTTTTTCGTCTGGATTTACTGCTACGATTTGAACAGGAGCATAGCCTGTGTAAAGTTTCTTCTCAAAACCACCTTGGTTTTCTTCTACGTCATTTAAATTAATTGCCATTGTTTTTGTTATTTAAGTTTAAGTTATTATTTATTTTCATTGGTAAAAATAGGAACATGATCTCCAGGCTCCATCGAATAAAGTTCTACGGTTGATTCCCCTCCGTTATTTTCGGGAGTCAACATATCAATTGTGTCTTCAAGCGGTTCCCATGGATAATTAAATTCTCCTGTTTTTAGCTTGTTGACAGCTTCTTCTTTGGCTTTATCCAAAGACTCGGCTTCTATCTCAAACTTGGTTCTAAACCAAATAGTAGCCTTTTCGTCTAATTGAAATTGAAATGTTTTCATTATGAATAATATTCGTCAATCTTTTCTGAAACCAGCTTCAAGTCATTAGCAATAAGAGTGTCGTCAAACATTCCCATTGGACTCTTCGCAGGACGTTTCTTAAATCTATTAGTCAAGAAGTGATATTCCATTCCGTTCTTTCCTTCATCTACATAAGTATAAAGACAGATAGTGAACAGTCCTTCTAGATTAATATTGTTGTCTAACATTTTGCCGATTGTCTTCATTTTGTAGCTTACGATCTCTCCGCCATCTTCTACGGCTTCTGAGTGACCTAAGCAGAAAACTTTCAAATCAGCTCTTAGTCCACGAACAGCAGACAAGATGTTGAACATGTTTTGACCTATCTGAGAAAATTTGGTATAACCAATTTCAGTTGCTCTTTTCATAAACTCAAAGCCCATCACATACTGAATGTCGTCAATTACGATATTCTTTACGTGTGCTCCTTTGTCGCTAATGTTCTTAAGCAAGTCTACTATCTCTTTAGAAGTAGAGATTTCAACATAGTTCTTTTTCTCCAAGCTGTACATCTTTGAAGCTCCTTTGAAAGGTAATTCTTTACCGGCTACACCGATAATAATTGTTTCTTCGGGATTCAAAGTCCTGATGCTTGTTGATTTACCTTCACCTGAAGGTCCGATAATTCCGATTAATAGTGCCATATTTAATTTTGTTTTCTTTTTTCTGAGGTTGTCCAGCCAAAGAAAGAAGTAAATTGTATTGCTGCTTTCATACAGGCTGCTTTGCTTTTAGTACTTAATGCCATGAGCTCTTTTCTAGCTTGACTGTTTTTGTAGAGGTAATCTGCTAACCAGTCTGTAAATTCATTTTCTTGCTCTTCTGTCCATCTATACTTTAAGTACCAATCATCTGTCTTAACGTACTGATCTGAATAGGTAATACCTGTTCCCTCAAACATTTTCTCTAGTATAATTCTTAGTTGGCTACCTATTGGTTTGTCTCTCATATTTTTTGTTATTTATTCAAATTTACGATAAATAGTCTAACTTTCCAAGTTAAACTGTTCTATTTTACTCTTATTTACATAATATTCATAGTTATTTCTGCTAGTACCCATGTTCTGTGCTTTTGGTAATTCCTCAAAGTGTGGAACACCTCTAGAGAAATATAGTCCTAATCTGCCTGATAAGCCAGACAAACGATCTTTTAAGAACCTTATGCTACGATAGTTATCCTGGAAGATATTAATGTCATATCCTTGGTGGACTTCTATGTCGTAACGAAAAGGAGCAAAGATGCCTAAGACTACATCTGCTGATCGTTGGGTAGTCTTACAATCAGCCAAATCAGCTAGCGAAGGTTCTAGTTTAGCTTCAATCAATTCACCTCTATTAGTAAATTGTTGAGACTCGCCACTAGAAGCTTGCTGTTGGATAGGAACAAAGATTAAATTATATCTCTTGCAGAATATCTCAAGACCATACTGATCTACAAAGAACGCCAAAGTCTCTCTTAAATCTAAAGTAACGCCTTTAAGAGACTCAGTGTGTAGAAGAGAAATATGATCTACGACTACAAAGTAGTAAACATCTTCTTTGTGTTCGTAATAAAGAGGATACTTGTGATCATCTCTTTCTTCGTAAACCATTTTACCCTTAGTAGAGTCTTCGAAATATCTTTCGACATGTTTCTTTATTCCTGTGGGATTAGAAATGTGGTCTATAACTTCCACGTGTTCTTCAAAGAACTTTAAGAATCCTGAGTCTTTTGCTTCTTTGATCCACTCTAAAATTTGTTTTGGTACTACATACTTACCATAACTCAACATCATTTCTGGAGTTACAATCTTTCTATGATTATAATAGATTGCAATAGAGATTGCTTCTAGGTAAAGCTTTTCTTTTGATTCTTCGAGAGCAAACCAAAAGATTTTAGTTTTAAATGGCTTTTCTTTCCACTTCATATAAGTAGAAACAATAGTGAGCCATTTGGTAAACTTTGACTTTGCAATACCTGAAGACGCAGTAACAAGATACATTTTGCCTTTAACCCAACCTGGGTAGTTATACTCGTCGGTTAATCGGTCAAAACTCCAAGGTATAGAATTATAGTTACCGTCTAGACGATTCTGACGGTTCTCTTCTACCCTTTTGTATATCTCTTCAAACTGCATTACAAGTCTCCTCCAAAACGATTCTCCGTTTTAGGCTTATTTCCTTCGTTGAGATAAGTTTCGCACCAAGTAGCTAGGTCTGAAGTCTCACTTCCCTTTTCGGTTCGTTTAAAGATAAAATAGTGAGCTTCTCTAATAAATTGTGGTTTGCCTTGTTTTCTCCAATATCCGATATACATGTCGGTTGCTCCAAGAATTGTTTGTTTATCAAACTTAAATTCTTTAAGAAACCTTGTCATTTTATCGGATACCTGTTTAACAGAGCTAGTTTTTCCTACGATGCCTATGTTCTTTCTAGAAAATTTGTCAATGTATTGCGGTATCCAATCCGCTTCTGTTACTAGTCCAAGAGATTCAGATCCTTCAGCTCCTATTTTTTCTAGTGCGTCTGGTGTCCAATACCACTCGTTGTCTTTTTGGACTAGTAGTCCCAAAGCTTGCCACTCTCGCAATTTCTGTTCTGTCTCTAGTAGTTTCCAGAGTACTTCGTAAAATGTTAGTTTCATTATCTAATTTCGTTTGGGGGGTTTCAAAATTACGGATATAAAGCATTCTTGTCAAGTATTCTTTTTCAGTTTCTTCTGATTCTTCCTGATACCAGTAATCTAATTCTGATGGGTTCATTTTTTCTCATTAATTGTAATCCACCAATGATGATGTCCTACCACAAAAGATATTTGAGTATAAGTAGGGTTTCGAATAATGTTAAAGTAGGGAGTAGCAAATTGCCAATAGCCTTTTGGAAGACTTGTTCCCCAACGTGTGTAATTAATTTTCATTTTATATTAATCTAAAAATACTTTTAAAGTTCTACCTCCGTCTTGAAAGCTCAGTTCAATAGAATTAAAATCTCCTAACTCTTGATACAAGGTAAGAAGTCTTCCTACCTCATATGTATTCTTTGCATGATTGATTACTTCAAACCTTGTTATTTCAACTGAACTCTCTGACTCTTTTAGCTTTTCATACTCACTTAAAATATACTCAAGCGGAGCATCTGGAGTAAAGTTTTCTTTTACCCATTTAATAAGTTCTTCGTCTTTTTTCATTTTACTATTTTGTACCACAAATGTTTAACTATTGTTTTGATTATTTCGTATATTGCTATGGTGAGGAGTATTTTCATTTGTTACCTCCGTATGTTTCGTTGTAGTATTGTTCTCCATCTTCTTTTTTCATATAATCATAACATCCACATCCAGTTAAACTTCCTGCAATATATGCTTCTATTATCTGCTGTTTTTCCATTTCTTTGGCTTGTTTGTATGCTTTAATAAAATTACCTGGATTTGCTATTAAGTCATTAAATAAATAATCAACTGCTGTTTGTTTCATTGTTCTTTTGGTTTTTGTTCTTGTTTATTTAAAATGTAATTAGCAAAGTCTGCCATTAAATCAGCTACTTCGTAACCGTTTGTTTCTGTTCGGTCTCTCACCATTGGGTGGTTCCAAATGTCTTTATTTTGTTGCAACCATTCTTCGGCATCCCATCTATCAACTTCGTGTGTCATTTTACTTCATTTACTGTTCTACATACTTCACACAACCTTTTGTTATAAGGAGCAAGTCCTAACTTAGGTGTGTGCATTGTTTCTTTTTTACAAGTGGGACAATACTGCTTGCTTCTTGTGGCTGCTATAGGTTCTTCTTTCATTTCTATTAAATTAAAAGTAAGATCCCAAATGAGACCTTACTTAGTTAACCATTTATACTGGCTTGTGATACTTTGCTGGAACTGTTTGTAGTTTTGAACAAACTCATCTAAAGACTTATAAGACTTGTACTCACTCTTCTCACGATGTAAATATCCGAGACGATGAAACAGTAGTCCTTTAATTTTTTCTAGTCTAATGACTTGACAATGCGTATTTATTTCTACTAGTTCATAGTCATACATTAGATTAAGTTGAGTTCTGTTTACATCTGTTTCTCCTTCAAAGTAAATAGAAACATTTCCGCTACGAGGATTTTGAATGTAGTACTCTTCTCGGAACATATTTTCAGTTCCTTTAGCAAATATTTGTACAGGACTAAACTCTTTGTTAAACTCGTCTATTTGTCTGAAGAAGTCTTGTTCTAGTTGTTTAGCCATAACTGCGTTAAAATCAAAGACAGACTTCTTAAACGCTTGTGTGTCGTCTAAATCTTTCTTTAAAGCTTGTAGAGAGAAACGACCAGGTGTTTCTATTTTAGGAGGATTTAGTTTATTGAATTCCTTCTTGAGGTCTTCAATTAGATTTTCTTGAAATTGTGTTAGGTTCATAATATTAAATTAAATCTTATATTTAATCTCTTCCATGAGACTTTTTATATCTTCTTTGATTTTTAGTTCTTGAAGAGTATTAACACAGTCAATAATTTCATTTATTTTATTTCTAAACTGGTTAAACTTTTCTCCAACCGTTTCTTCTGCTAAATTTGATTCTTCTGTAGTTTTAAGTTTTTCTATTTTATTCATCGTTTAAATTTTAGGTTTTATCCATGTAATATTTTCTTGTCCGTAGTACTCTAGACCTTTTTTAGTCCATGCAACATCTCTTGTATTATTCATACAGATAATGTGTAGTTCGGCTTTTTCTCCTTCTAAGAAGTTAAGAGTTCTTGCGATTCTCTGGGCTGCTTTAGAAGAAGAAGCGTAAGTATGTAAGAGTACTGCTCTATTAAGATTAGGGAAAGTCACACCAGCATTTAGCTGATTGATTGTAGCAAGAAAGTTAACTTCTCCTGAGTTAAACTTAGCCAAAGCTTCTTTATTGGTAGCTTCGGAGTTTTTTGAGTGGTAGGTGTAGCGACAAATCTCATTACATTGTTGAATAGTTTCTACAAAAACTAAGCATCTGTCAAAACTACTCAACAGTTCTCTAAGTTTAGCCCATTTAGTAGGACTACCGGCTATACTCTGAATTAGTTTAATCATCATAGCAAAGTTGTCATTACAATGCATTTCAAAGAAATTAACTTTAGCTTTCTCACTCCAGAATCCGCCAGACTTTCTGGGAATATCTCTTTTCTCGCTTGGATCAACTAAGTGTACGTAAATATGATAAGGTTTATTTAAGATTCCTGTGGTCTCATCAATAGTCCTTTCGTATCTTACAGGACACAAAGTCTCAATAAAAAATCTCTTTCTTGTTCCTTTACGTGGAAGCGTTCCTGTTAATCCGTTTAAAGTCTTAGGACGATTGCTCATAACAAAATTCCACTTAGCTTCAGAGAGCTGGTCTATTTCGTCTATTAGTACGCAATCGTAATCATTTAAGTCATGTTTGTCTAAACTAGCAAAAGTGGTAAAAGTGATATGACTAATATCAAAACCAAACTTTTCGCTATCAGACTTCCAAGCTTCATAAATTGACTTGTTAGGATAAGCTACCAGAACTTCATCATAGAAGTCTGCTACCTTTAATCCTACGACAGTCTTTCCACTTCTCATAGGCATAACAGCACAACCGCTTCTTCCTTTTAGAGACTCGTAAGCCTCGTCTTGATATTGTTGTCTTATATCGTTACTCATTTTTCTTTTAATTAAAAAGAAAGGAGAGCATTAGCTCTCCCTTCTTCAAATATACAAAACAAACTTAAATACTCAAAATAAATTCAAAATTTAATCTAATAAATCTGACTTAGTGTCAAACCAGTCTTCAGGTACATAATAATAAGAACCGCAATCTTCACAAGCTACTGTTCCGTTAACGTCTTCTACAATGTGTTCACTGAAACAACAAGGACAATATCCATCCATTAGACATTCTTCTACTTCCTTGTCTGTAACGTCAATAGTTCCATCAGAGAAGATATGACGATAGTCTTTATTCTCTTTAAGTTCTGTGTCTACATTAAACGATTTATTGTAAGCCATTTCATCATAAATGTCATAGAACTCATCATAGCGATCGTAATAAGTACTTTTAGTAGAACGAGCATTTCCGTAGCTTTTTCCGTAATCAATGCTCATAGCTCTGTGAAACCACTTTGTTCCACCAAGCTGTACAAGACACTCATAACCAAAGTTAATAGAGTTCTCTAAAGCTTGAATAGAAGTGATCTCTTGTTCGGAATGCTCATCAAAATAACCAGCACCAATATTACAACCGATACAGTTTACTCCGTTCAACTTTACGATTTCACCTACATCAGTAAAACTACCAGTACTTTCTATTACATGATACTTGTTCATTAGACCAGCAGCTGCATGTACAAACTCTGAATTACAAGTATAAACCCCATTGGTTCTTGTGATTAGTTCTAACCCTGCATAAGAGTTGCGATCCATTTGGAAGATCATAGAACAATCGGCAAAGAACAAAGGATCAGCTTGTTTAGAACCTACAGCACCAATCTCTTCATCCTTGAAGAAACCTACTTTAATCGTATCTAAACGATCAAGCATCATCAAAGCAAAAAGATTACCATTCTTATCATCAAAACCTACACCACACTGAAGACCGGTATCCATATCCATACCATAAACCCATTTCTCATTTCTTTCGATTTTAAGATTAGGAGTATAGTCTTGATTGATGTCGGTATGACACACAACACAAGGATACAAATCAGCTTCACCTTTAACAACATAGATATTTCCATAGTGGTCTACGGATACTTCTAGTCCTGGTTTCTGCTTAAGATAATCAAGTAGCCAAGCTACATAACGATCTTGATGTTGGGTTTTACTTGGACTCTGCTTATAAAGCAAAGTATAAAATAGATCCCAGTCTATCTTAATTTCGTTATCTAGTTTAGGAAACTCAGGTTTTTGGCTACTTCTGTAGTAGCTGTTATAATATGAACTCATTGTTGTTGATTGGTTGGTTTGATTCGATTGTGTAACTTTCGTTGGTTGTACTGCTTTCGTTGATTGGTTGATTTGCTTGGTTTTCTTGTATCTTGCTTTCTTCTTTCGTTTTCTGTTCATTTTCTCTTAATTTAACTTGTTCTAATAATTCGTAGTAACGTTCTGATTCGGCTTCAACATATTCTCCTTCAATATATTCAATATCTTCAGAGTCTACGTGATACCAATATCCGTTTACTTCTACTGCGTAATCTCCGGTAAACTCATACCACTGACCTTTGTACTTAACTGCATAGTCAGAAATATCATCGTCTGTGTAATAGTTGCCTTCATAAGTTTCAACTACATCGTCATTATGAGCATAATTTCCGTCATGAAGTTCTGTTACGTCATCTACGTGATAATATCCTTGTACATACTCGCACCAAATAGCATCATCCTTAATAACACACTCGTCATCGTTTGTATGAGTACAACAGTCAGAACACATCATATCTCCTCTGTAACGACCCACAGTAATCTCGTATAGTTCATCTGTATGATCTCCACAATAGCTACACTCACAAGAATCAGTATTACCTTCTGCATCTGTAAGCTCTTTGTCATAGCTATGATTACAATCATTAGACAAACCTTTACCTGTATTTAGATATTTGAAAGTATCCATATAAGGATAAGTGTCAAAATCTGTATATTTTAAAGGAATAAACACAGACGGACTTCCGTGATAACAATCATGATAAGCTTCTAGTCTAGACTTCATAGCAATTTTGGTATTCTCGTCTATTGCATAAATTCTATCGTGCCATCTTTCACTTTCGCTTATGTTCCAAATTAAAGATCTAGCTGCAACTCTATCTTTCTTTAAGAGAATTGCAAGACTAATCTTGTCTGGATTTGCAACATAAATGTCTAGATAAGGCTGACAATAAGAATAGCGCATACAACTGCTACCTAACTCACCACTTTGCTGATAATAATTGTTTTCATGATAAGCCCATTTAATCTTTTCTCCGCTAACTTCTTCAAAGATTAGATCACCAAGCTCACCGCACTCCTTAAAAGATTCTAATTTGTAAAGAGAAACAAAAGATTCTAAGTCCTTAAAGGTAAATCTATCTTCAAAGTCTGTTATGATTCTGCGAATTATCTTACCTATTGAACTATGATAACGCTTGTTAGGATTCCAGAAGTCTTCTTCTAAGTTTTCTCCTGCCTTTTCAAACGTAGCTCCTCTAACACTGCCTTGAAGCATATAACGAGTAAATAGTCTAGATCCAATATAAGCATTTGGTCTGCTATATCCTACAGCTCTAGCTATAAGGTTATGACGCTCTCCTAATCCTATAAAGAGATTACTCATTGCATTAGCAAAGTCACGAATTCTAGATTCTATCAGTTCTATATTACTAATCTCAGACTCTTTAAAATACATAAAGTCTTGATAAATAGATATTGTATCAGAATTCATGGTTTGGTATCCATGATTAAGAAAAACTTCTGCTGTAGTGTTATCATTCTCTACGTGAGGAGGCCAATCTGAATCATGACCTCTAAACATTTCAAAGCCTGCAGGATTAACATCACAAGTAAATTGATTTAGTTTATAAATCTTTCTTTCCTCATTTGTAATCCTTTCTATTCTGGGAATATCCAAATAACTAATGTAAGAAGGATTGTCTCGGCTTATACTAATATAATTGATATTAAGTCCTTCAATCTCTTGCTGGTTCAATTCTACTAACGCTTTAGCGATAGGAGAATCTATTCTGTTAAGTTTGTCAATCAGTACTTCGTTTATTACTAATTTCATAATTTTGGTTTTTTAATTGGGTTTTAATTTGTTTTTTTTCTTTCTTGGTTTTAGTAAATAAAAAAAGGGGAGCCATCTCTGACTCCCCTCAAACACTATGAAAAATCACAACTCAATCGGAGCTGTTTTCTCTTGACACTATGCAAGTATACTTATCGTTATAGAATTTTATTTCTCTAACAAAAGTTTTGTATGCTTTCATAGGGTATCTTTTTAAATACTTTTCAATTTTAGCTTTTAGTGCTTCTTCTGTTTCTGCTGAAAGTTCTATGTAAATCATAAATCTAGCAATTAGGTTTAAATCCAAGGTTCGCTTTTGATGTACTCTGGGTTTTTTCTTCTAATAATAATGAAGTGGTAATAACCATAAGGTCCTTTATACAGATCTCCTACGTGTTTTTGGTCTACTTGGTACCAGTTATCTGTTGTGTAATCATAGTATTCGTCGTTAACTAAGATGATATCATCTTCAGTCAACATGTGGTACATCGGGTTGTGTGAGTCGCGAATCATAGTTATTTTCTTCTAAGGTTTCTTTTGGCAAAGTTAATGCAATTTCTCTAAGTTTCGCTTCTTGTTGAGCTTCTTCTAGTTCAATTTTTTCAATTTCACTATCTACAATGTTTTGTGGAAGAGGACCTAAGATTGTTTCAAAGACTGGATTTTGCCAAGCTTCTATTTCCAATCTTAAGTCTTCTGCCATTATTTCGGATTCTGATTTGATTTGCATAATTACTTGTACTTTTGTTTTAGTTTTAATTCTAGATAGTGCACTCCTTTAGTGTAAGCTACTCTGTCTGCCTGATGATAAGATTTAGGAAGCCACTCATAATAGTTCATTTCTTCTTCTAATCCGTTTCTACTCTGATAAGAATTAATCATAAAATCTACTGAATAAGTCCAATGCTTAAATCCTATGTATCCTTTGTGGTCTTTAAAACCAAAAAGATTATTCATAGAAGCTGAACTTACTCTAGAGAATCCACCTGTTTCAAATAAAGCTTGTGCAGTAGTTTCATAAGGATGAGTACACCCGATAAGACGAGTGTACTCATACAAATTTCTTTCGTTTAAATTAGAATCGCGATAACTTATAATTTTTAATTTTAATGACATAGAGTCATACATTTTTATCATTAAATTATCTTGTTCTAAACTTCTGTAAACTACAGGATAGATACTGCGATGAACAATAATAGTTGATAGCGTAAGAGAAACTCCAAATAAAAACCAAATTAATCTGTTTTTATTACGCCACACGGAGGTGATGTCTTCTACCTCCATGTTGTTTGTAATTTTTGTGATTTTTGCTTTCATTGGTAGTTTGCTTTCTTAGGTTTTTGTGAAATTCATTGAAGATTTCTGGATCTACTGCACAACTGGGGTTGAGACGATGAAACCAATCTTCAAATCTTTCTGCTTCTTGAATCTCTACTTCGTTAGAAGTAAACCAAGATTTAATTTTCGTTATCAGATTCATTGTTAGTATCATTGTTTTCAGATTTTAATTCTTTTAAATAATCTTGAAACGTAGGATAGACAATTCCATCTTTGTTTGCAAGACGACTGCATTCGAATATATCATTACCATGAGCTTCTTCAAGAGCTAACATAACAGGTTTAATGTTCTGTAAATCATCTAAGCTGGCTCCGTTTTCTAATAGGTTGTAAATTGTTTCTACTGGGGTCTTAATCATATCTTATTTCTTTTTAAATTGTTCAAACCATTTATTTCTTGCCTTTATTTGTTGAGGTATAGTCATATTAAAAAAGTTAGGCATAGAGCATAGCAAGTTATATACTTCTTCCTCACTATACATTCTTTTAGCTTGCTGGTTAGTAATAGCATCATAAATTTTAACTTGATTTCTATACAAAATAGCAAGCTTGTTTTCTATTACAGAGAACTCGCACATTGAGCTTCCTAAAACTTCTTCAAGTGTTTCTTGTTTCATCAGTCAATTAAAAATAGTAAAACAAACATTGCTATAGCCCAATAATTATGTCCTGTTAAGACAAAAGTTATTAAAGCGGCTATAACTGTGAGATAAAATGTTAGTTTAATCATACTCTTCGATATCGTAATAAAGTTTATCTTGGTAGATATCTAATACTTGGATTTGAGGAAGAAGAGTAAGCTTCCTAAGCTCTTTACTATATTGTTCTCTACTATGAATAGGATAATCAATAGTTCTTTCTGCTACAATGTCTTTGATTTTAATTCTAACTACGTCAAAGGTTGTAATGTATCCGGAAGACTTTGCTTTTTCGTAATCCGCTTCTGTTTCAAAAGTAAAATTAAAATCTTTTTCATCAGAATCTTTTTCTAAATATCCAATAGGAAGAGCTTTAATCCATTCGGCTACTCTTTCAGCCCAATCTTCTTCTGGACAACGTGCTACTATTTCTCCGTCTACATAAACTCTCCATTCGTTTATGTTATTTACTGTGGCTTTTCTTACTTGTATGTTCATTTTAATTTAATTTTTGTTTTTTCTTTCATCTATATAGCTGATTATAAATCCTGTCAATACAATAAGATTCATTCCTATTGAAGCAAGAAGTTCGTTTAAATCGCTATATACGTTCATAGTTAAGTGTACATGTCCTACTACCCAAAATGGAATGGACAAGTTTTGACTTATCCAAACCACTAGGTAGCGTAACAAGCGTATTAATTCTTTCATTAGAAAATATATCTAATAGTGTTCCAAGGAATAATCTCATCGTGTAGTTCTGTCCACTGATCAATGTAACCAGCTTTTAAGTCATGTTTGTAGCGGATATTTTCGCCACCGTACTCTGATATTTTGTTTTCTTGTATTTCAGGTCGCCAAAGTAAATGTTCGCCTAGAAGATCATGCTTTAAGTTAAACCAATGTTTCTGCTCGTTATGAGTTAGAAAGATAACTTCTGCTTTAACTCTATCTTTATACTCAGGGTTGACTGCATGGTCTAATTGCATAAAGAGTTCTTTGTATGCATCTGTCCAGTTTTTTTCATAAATAACTGGACTAAAATTTACATGAACATCATAGCCGGCTTCTATAAAACTGTTTATTGCTTCCATACGATTAAGTATAGGGGTAGTATTAGGTTCTAACAAATCTGCATAAGATTGTGGCATAAGACTAAATCTAATTCTAATCTTACCTTCTGGATTGTACTCAAGTAATTTCTCGTTTACATATTTAGTAGCAAATGAACCCATAGCTCTTGGATGATCTTTAAAGAAATCAAAGATACGTTTCCAATCGTAAAATTTTGCATGCAAACAAAAGTCTTCGTTACAAGAAATATCATAAGTCACTAATGAATCGTGGGTTTGATTAGGCTTATCCACAACTGCGAACATAGCATGATTGTTTATAGCCGTCAAAATATCCCCGATATTAGTTGCAACAGTTAATCCTTCTGGTTTATGGCGTTTCATATAACAATAAGAACAGTTATAGAGACAACCATAACCAAAAGAAGGACTAATAAAATCTGTAGAACGACCTGATGGTCTAATAAGCATTGACTTACGGTTGACATGCTCAACCATAGTTCCTTTTGTTTCCATGAGTAAAGTTACCGTAAAGACTTTACAGCAAGAATAAATCCTAATATTCCGCTAAAAATGCTACTAGTAACTAATACAGCAAAAACAATAGGATGCGGATTCATAATAACAAGTTGATGAATACACAAATAGGAAAGCAACATAATTGTTACTCCCAAAAGGATTTTAAAACTTTTAGACATAGGTTATTCTTTTAGGGATTTTAAATCTAGATTTAAGCCAATTCTCCAAAGTAAGATAATGACTACGATAGCTGGTACGATACTCATAAAAGATTATCTCCCACATAAGATCGTTATCTACTAATTTTGCGTAAACTTGTCCTTGATAAATGGGAGTATCTTTATAAAATTCAGGATGACTAAACTCATCTACTATTTCAAATTCTAATTCTGTTTCACAAAGATGTGCAGCAAAAGTATCTAATACAGCAGAATCAACAGGATGTACTTTTAATTCTTTCTCTTCAAAAGAAACGTACCAATTTCTATCTTGGCATTGTAATTTACCTTTCATATTTCAAATATAATAAAAACCTAGGGAAGAAACTAATCTTCCCCAGGCTACCTAATACAAATGGTCTTTAATTAAAATACTTCAGAAGCTGCTTGTTTCAAAGAACTTACAGATGCTTCTTTAAGCATAGAATCAATTGCCATATCCTTAACAGGAATATAAGCAAGAGTTACATCATCAGAGCTTCCGTCTTTGCGAGTTTCTATCCACTCATACTTGAAATAGATAGGTTCTCCGTCAGGAGTAAGCATTTGAGAGCCGTTTACGCCTGCTTTCTTGGGACGGAAGTAGTTTTCTGTAGCAAAAGCTTCATCGGTAGTTTCAACAAGACGAATCCTGTTAGCAATACCGGTTGCTTCAAACATATCAATGTTTATTTTGATGTGGTTTTCATAACCTTCTTTCAAAGTATCTACATTGATACCAATTTGAGAAGCTATTTCTTCAGAGAAGCTTACAACAACAGTTCTGCGATTCTTGTTACCGTTCATAAAGCTAATTAAAGAAGAGTTACCTCCTTTTTGTTCCATCATTACGCTTACAGGACGAACTTTAGCGTTAGCATTAATCCAAGCAGCAACTGCGATTACGTTTAAATCATTAGTTTTCATTTTTTAATTTTTTTTAAATTGTTTTAAATTGTTTTAAATTGTTTTTTAGTTTTTCTTTTTTTTGTAGTAATTTTTTCTTTTGTAAGGTCCCCTTTTAACTTTAGGTTTTTGAGGAGTTTCTGGTAAAACTGGTTTTGAAGCAAGATCAAAATCATCGTATTCTGTTAAATACTTTGACTCTGTTACTTCTCTAGTAAAATTAACTGGTTTCTCTAAAAACCGAATAAAGAGATTGTCTACGGCAAACATAAACAACCAAATGCCTGCAACTGCAAAAGCAATTGCTTTCCAAGGATTAAAAGGATTGGATAAACCAATGTTAAATCCCCAGAGTACAGCAATGAATACAAGCAATAATGAAAGTATTCTTACTGCCCACTTTAATTTATTAATACTCATAAATTTCTTTTAGATTGGGTTAAATTTAAGTTACCCCTCAGCACTACCTGGACGGGGTAACTATGAAATGCAATTTAGAATTCTCTGCCTACAATTTGTTTAGTCAAGTCGTTATATCTAATTAAGATACGACTCATCCAATCAATCTTTGCTTTGGTTTTAGCAGAATTAATTTCAGTTTCTAATTGATTAGCGTGTTTTAACTTGTCAATACCTTTTTCGGTATGTCCGCTAATAATTAGAGTGAGAGATTCTTTCTTTAATTCAGAAATTTCTAACTCAACAGATTTAAAATAATCATTCAAGTTAGATTCAATAATCTCTTCAAGAGTCTTAACAATAGGATTGTTAGCTTTTGGACTAACATACTCATCGGTAATTCTCCTGGGTTTAGTTTCAGGTTCAGGAATGTAATTCCTTTCTCTTACAGCAGTATAGACTTTGCCGTCTATAACTACTTTCTTTGTGGGTTTAATGTACTTATTCATAGTTAGGTGTTTTTAAAATTGTAAGAATTTTCCACTGTAATACTTTCTGGTTGATTTGTTGCAACCTTTGCTAGAACCGCAAGAAGTAACAGTAACCAAGATTAGTACAATAAGTACGATTTTCAAAATGTTATTTTTCATAGTATGTTTAGTTTTAATTTTCAAATGAGTGTAGTTCTTACAAGGGGGCATTGGTGTGGGATATAAGTCCCTTTAAGCCTTGTAAGAAAATTAGTAGCCGGAGGAGGAATCGAACCTACCGTTTCTGGAATGAAAATCCAGCGTCCTTATATCCAAATGGAAACCACTAGACGATCCGGCCAAATTTCTGTTACTTTTTGTGAATAGGATTTTTACAATTACCTTTATGGGTTAAGACTGCTCCATTTCCCCAAGGCCCAAAAATATATTCGCAAGAATCTATTGTTACAATTTCAGCTTTATAGCCAAAATCGCTAAGTTTATGACTTTCTTTTTTTGGCACTTCTTTATCTTGACATCCTACAAGTCCTACAATGCCGACTATAAGCATAATCATAAGAGAATAAAGTACGACTAATAAAAATGTTCTCATAACCTATTCAAATTCTTTACAATAAAGTACTACCTTTCCGTTTTCTATTTCGTAATAATCATCTATTGCACCGTTTCTAGTTACGTAAACCTGTTCAAGGTTTTTCTTAACTATCGTTAAAATTACACCACTGTCAACTTTTATGATATGGTGTTTAATCGGCTTTTCACGATTAATTACTCTGAAAACAAAAGTAGAGTCATCCTTTGTAAGTTTTCCAAATTTTGGATCAATACAAAGTTTTGGGAGACTGTCGACTACCTTGGCAGTTTGGGTACTACAAGCAGATGCCTGTAGTCCCAAAATACCGAAGATAATCAATCCCAGAGCACAATTGAGATTGAAAGTTCTCATACTCAAGAGAATAAGATTTTAGCAAGTTCTTTCTTCATATTCCTTGGCATCTTTCTGATCATCTCTTGAACAAATTCAAGACGATCTTGATCAGTTAAATCAGTACTAAAGTCACGCCTTGCGTTCTTTTGATTGTTTAGAGTAACTACGCCATTTGACGAAGCTACTGCAATCATAGTTTCTTTTGAACGCAATCTAGCGTAATAACGAGCAGAACAGCCTGCTGCGTTTCTTCCTAATTGTTCTGCTGATAACTCAAAAGAGTAAGCAAGATTGTTAGGGTAAAGTGATACATTCTGTAAGATCACTTTGTCTTCTTCGGGTTGAAACATTTTTCTCATGGTGTTTTTAATTAGTTTTTAGTTTTTAATTTTTAATTTGTTTTCTTGGTTTTTAGTTTAATAGGGTAATACTTCTTCGGTTATTGTGGCCCATTCTTCAATAATTTTAGATGTAGAGTTTAGACTTTGAATCCAGTTTTTCATTTGATCTCTTAAATCTTGTGGCGAAGGATTGTTATACTTGCCTTGCAATTGATTAAATTCAAATCTGTTTTGAGCTGAATTTTTATTGTAATTAATTCCGAAAGTATAATTAGATCCTTGGTAATTAACATTAATTGCAATAAAAGATTGAGAAACAATACTGTTCCAATAGTTTGTGTAAACACAATGGTGCATCATTTTTCCTTCTTGATAAACTTCTTTTTGTGATTTAAGAAGTCTGCAACTTTCTGGAAGATTAAGATTTAACTTTTCAAGCCATTTAAGAGGTTCATCAGATAACTCGTCTGATTCTAAATCCATTAGTTGAGCAGTAAAGTTGTTGTGTTCTTCTTCAATCCGTTTTGTAGACCAATTAAAATCTATTTTAGATTCTAAAATAAT